GCAGGAACGAATACGACATCGCCCTGTATCACCCCGATACAAACTGTCAGTACAAGTTGCATTGAAATATTGAGCACTCCGAACATCTTTGCGTCATCAAGGCATATTTCATTGCCCTGAACGCGGAGCAGACAATGAATCCAACGAATGTCTAATGCCCACCAGAAGTCGGGAAGCATCGGAACGCAACTCAATTCGCGTTCAACCGCACTACAGGTAACAGGCGTCATCTTGTAAACTACCCGTTCGATTGCCGTTGCCGTTTTATAATTCCAGTACATCGTCGGGTCAAATTCCATCGCGAGGATTTTCTCTGCTCTTCGCATGGAACGCTCCTTAAAATCCTTTGGAAAACACGTCTATTTATATTATACTCATTATATGAAATATATTAAACTCACTCAAGGAAAAGTAGTGTTAGTTGACGATGAGGATTTTGAGAAATTAAACCAATATAAGTGGCGATTGGCTAAAAGAGGTAAAACAATTTATGCGCAAACTAGATTTCCAAATTCAGTACAAATTTTAATGCATCGTTTCCTGATGAATACTCCTCAAGGCATGGAAACAGATCACATTGATGGTGATGGACTAAATAATCAGCGAAACAATTTACGAATTTGTACACATAGAGAAAATTCAATGAATCAAAGAAAGCGTCAAGGTACATCGAAATATAAAGGAGTCTATTTTCGAAAAGATCGAAAGAAATGGACAACTAGGATAAAGGTAAATGGCAGGACAATTCATTTAGGGAATTTCTTTGAAGAAGATAAAGCCGCTATGGCTTATAACGCAGCCGCATATATTTATTATAGAAATTTCGCTAAATTAAATAAAATCTAGCTCATTTTTAGGGAGGTGAACTAGCGAGCCTCCGTAATTCCTTTCAAATCAAAGACCGTAATCCACGCACCACATTTTCCAATTTATCCTTACTAGGACTCCAGTGCTGACAGCCCGCTTCTACGAGCTTCTTTTTGTGGTAGTCGCTGTTGCTGTTCGCGATGACGGGCTTGTCGAACCGAGCGCGGATGTGTCGCGTGAGCGTCACCGTGCTCAATCCGTTCAGCAGTCCGTCCATCACGATAGCGTCGAGCTTCCTCCAGTGGCGTCCGAACAGTTCAAACGCCTCGCCCATGGTGCGTGCGGCGATAATCTCGTAATCGCCACCGAGCTGTTCCTTGTACAGGGACTGGATGTCCTCGTCGTCCTCGACGATCAAGAGTTTCATGGCTACCCTTTCGTGTCAACGGAAGACCAGATGACCTTCTCGACAAACCGAACAACCGCAGCGTCCACAGTCTTACCATTCGGCAACTCCACTCGCTCCATACGGAACTTCAAGTCCTTGCCACTCGACAGGTGCAGAATCATGCAGGCGGCTCTGATTTCGATGTCACGGATTGCGTCCTGGATAGGCATAGCGTCTCCTTTCTACGGTAGGCGACAAAGCCATGCGATAACCTTGAGGAGTTTATCCTCAATCCACAGCAAGAACTTTTTCATGATACTCTCCAAAATGAGCCTCACTATAAGTATAACATTATTAAAAAAACTTCCCGTTTCCTAGGAAGTGAAAATTGTACACGTTTTGCTTTCTGCATTAAAGATAACGACTTATGCACATCCTATGTTTCCAAATAAAAGTCAAGCATGATATACTTATGCTGAAGTGAGAACTAAAAAAAGATCACCCAATAAATCTTATCTTTTATATAACTAGTGGTTGATGCAATAGAACTACAAGTTCTCTCGAGCGCCGCAAGGCTTGCTGGGATATACCGATATGGTTATTCTGGATCACTTCGACTCACTCGCCTCACGGAGTGAGTCTCATTTTATAAAGCCGCGGATGAATTTGTCATCGTACCGTATAAGGCGGTATGACTTTTTGCAAGCGAGAAAGTTACCCTCATATACCCACATACCATCTTTTCGTAATTCAAGAATATATGCTACATGGTCAATCCACTTTTTAGGATTTTTCTTATCGGGATAGCGCAGTAACACACCACCGCCCGGAACTGGTACGGAATTACTTTTTAAATCTTTTGCATCAATAAGCGGAATGTTCAATCCTGCTTCGCGCGCGACACGCACGCAGGAGCAAGCCGTTTGATCAACAATCTTTTTCTTTACTGGAGTTGTAGTTGCTATTACCGGAGGAGGATCAGGTAGTTCTTCGGGAATAGTTGAAGTTGAAACTAACATTGTTTCCTCATAATGAGCTTCGGGAATATGAATATCAAAAGATTGCACCGGAGTTATTGCGGGAAGCAAAAATAGACTCGCAAGAGCTTTTAAAAAATTCATGGTTAGTTAGATTATTTTCTTATTCCTCCAAGTGTAATGTCGCCTTTTTGATAACGCTGATAATAGTTATAGATTGTCCAACCAACAGACCAAACAGCCGCGAGAATAAATGTTACTCCATCTTTTTCGATAACAACTCCGAAATATCCTAACACTACCACTATTAATCCAGCTAAACTTGCGAAATTACTTAATTGTGTTTGTGACATATTTATTTTAAGTTAAAATACCCTCCGCATTCACGATCACTGCCGCCGAGGGTGGGTTGATAAAATGACCTATACAATTCGACGAGTTTTGTATAGAGCGATAACAATGTTTGGAGTATACCGATCCGTTCTTTATAAACTACGCTTACTAACTCGCGCGCCCAATTATCAGGAAGTCCTCCGTAGCACTCCGTAGGCGAGAAAAAGCGATGAGGGTGTATATTGTACAGTTTGGCAGTAATCTTTGAACCTGCGGCGATTACGTGCGAGTGCGTGCCATCTAATAGCCCAACGAGGAGCGTAACGAGCGTTTTCTTCTGTTCTTCCGTAGGTTCGTCTACCATTTTATTATCAAGGGGGTTGATAATAAAATTACCTGCTAAACAAATTGAGATAGTATTGAGATTTGATCCTTTTTGCGCGGCAGTTTCTTCTCCAATAGATCGAGCTTGAAATACTTCGCCGTCGGAAGTGATGAAAAAGTTGTAGCCAATATAACTTCCTAATGATGATTTAAAATTAAATCGCAATTGATGAGCGTTATTTAATTGTTCCACAGTCAGATTTCGAGTAGAAGCATACTTATTAAATTCATATCCACCCGTATGATGTATGGCTATATTTTCTAAAGTCAACGGCATATCTTTGAATGTAAAATTTCCAAAAGTATTTTCTCGATCTACTACTTCACGCGGAAAATAGAAAATACCTTTATCGCCGATGTTTGTCCCATTTGAGAGATGCGCAATGAGATAAGTCTCGCCGTTAATTTTCTTCCAGCCAATGTATGTGTACGCATGTGCAAAACCTTCTTCTTCATAAGTTTTAGGAATGATACCTTGGCTCACCCATGAGGATCGCCAAATTGCACCCGTTAATACTCCACGCTTCTCGGCTCGGTTCTGCCAGATCGCCGCCCGGATAGCATCGAATAAGGAAGAATAGCCCGCACCCACTGAAAAATATCCTTCCTTAGCGTGTTTTCGGGCAAGAATATCAAATGACTGATCCCAGTTATTCCAATTTGCATACACATTGCGATCATCTTCTATAGTGTATTTTGTTTTATCGGCCGGAATAAAACCATATTTTTGAGCGGCCTTACAAATGAGGCGGAGGTCGAGACCCCAACTTTCATATTCACCTGCAAGCTGTTTGCCCTTTGCAAATGTATACGTCGGTTCGAGTAAAATGTTTTCTTGTAATTCTGATAGTGTGCAGGCGGCAAAAGCTGTGCATAGATCAGTACCTTTTTGATCTTTTACTTCGAGCGCAGTAAGAGAAAATTCATCGGGTAAAGTTGTTAAATCAATAGAACCAAATACTTTGGAAAATTGATAATCCCGAGCGTCAGGTTTTAGAGGACGTAGACCGTTAATCATTTTATTCGTTTTAACAATTCTTTAATGTCGTTTTTTATTTCTTGATTATCAATTTTTATAGTTCTGATTGCTTCCTCAACTGTAGATACCCTCTCGATCACGGCAGATATTTTTTCTCCTTTTTGTTCGACAGCAGTTTCCACTGCGGCAACACGAGACGAAAAATATCCAATTAGGGTAAGTCCGATGGTCAATACTACACTTATTGCTGCCATGCCAGATTTAACATTCATATTATTCAAAAAATAACTGTTCGTTGTACTCATCCCTTGGGTTTACTGTTGCAACTGCCGCTGCCGCACATCCTCCTGCTGTAATGTCTGTTCCGCAGATGGTGTCCCAATATGCAGTAGTTTCTGTCCCAGGGGATGTTAATGTCACTCCTCCTACTGTTGCGTACGCAGCGGAAGTCGTTAGCCAAGCAGAGAAAGCATTCCAAGCCCCCGAAACATAAACTCTTGCTCTTTGTTTGTCGGGTTGAACGGCATCGTCAAATTCAACATTTACGGGATACCAAGTGTCTGCGGTTGCCGTTTGCAGGTTAGTCCAAGAAGTTCCGTTATGGATATGAATACCATTAGTTCCAGCGATTTGGATATACTGTAAGTTTGTAATATAAGTTGCTCCCGTTTTCATATCAAAAGCCATACCTGAACCAATGTTTGCATGGCTTCTTCTCAAAGCGAAATAAATCGCCATTTCTGATTGAGCAGTAGTAAGGGTTCTTGAAATGGTTGCACTAGCCGCATTCAAAAACTCCATTGACTTTGAACCTTCGTATTTTTGTGTCGTAGAAGAATCAAAAGCTGTTCCGCCAGACCAGCCTGCTGACCAACCAGTTCCTCCTGTGCCTCCGTTTATATCTGTTCCTGCGGTATAACTTTCAAAATTTTCTTCACCATTAAAAGCCGTAGGATCGAGATGTCCGTAAGCCCCAGCGTCGCCAAATGCTTCAATGAAGAACTCCCCATCTTGTCCATTGGTGTAAAAAGAAGCAGAGTAATACTTCGTTTCTCCTGCTTTGATTACATCCATTACATCATTTTCTCCGAGAGACTTTCCCACTACAGGTTTCATCAGTGGATTGTTTTTTGAAGTTGTCGGTCTTTTGGATAAATCAGTCCAGTTGGTTCTTGGCTCACTGTAAGCTGGTCGCACTATGATTGTTTGCTCTGTAGTCGTAGCAGTGGCAGGCTCAATTCTTGTGATAGCAGGAATATCAGTCATTACAGCGCCGTTATTCCGTAAAACGTCTCTTAATTCCCATTTGTCAGGAGCAGTAACAACAAAGCGAACATTTTGAGTTCCTGAGTTATTGGTTACAGAGAAGTGAGAACGGAACATACCGAGAACATTTTCATAGTTCCCTTTGTCGCTTTTAATTATTAAAGTTTCACCAACGTTGTCATCAGTAAAAGTTGTACAAATAGTTTTTTCGTTTACAGCTATGCAAGTTGCATCGGCTCCCAAAGGTAAAAAGGTGGAAGCAGTATCTCTGCCCATCACTTCTCCTTGTGGCGCTGGTTCAATACCGAAGAAGTTAAATACCATGATAGAAAATATTACTATGATTATAATACCGAGCAACGTTTTATCATTTCTTTTGATCCAATTCATATTTAATCCCAGTCAAAAGTTGCAGTAACGATAACCTCATTCGAGCTTGCCTGTGTGCCCAATTGGATCAAAACATCTTCTCGTGTCGTAAATGTGTTGTTGGTAGTGAATACTTTTTCTACGCCAGCCGTGGAACATTTCAAAGTGTCATTACTCGCAGTTGTCGCGTAAGCAAAGTTAGCACCATCACCTATCCTTAAATTGGCAGTCCCCGCATCTGTCTTGCAGTAAAGTTTACTGATCTTAACAGCACCCGAAGGATTCCAAAGATTAAATGTTGTAGTAGCAGAACCATACACCGCGTACGCTTTATCTCTTGTCGTACTAGCTACTCGTGTAGATTTCTCAAACCAAGCATAAAGAGGATCACTATTCATTAAGATGCCTCCAGAGAATGTGGACGTTGCAGTTGAGGTATTGAGGATAGAACCTCCAGTGATGGTTAATCCCGCAGATGCAGACAACGAGGTCGCGCCAATACCTCCAGCAAATGTGGATGTTGAAACTGCGGTGGAATTAATACCTCCTCCGGTGATAGTGAGACCAGCCGATGAAAATAAACTCGTCAAAGATAATCCTCCTGAAAATGTTGATGTAGCCGTTGAAGTATTAAGAATTGAACCTCCGGTAATAAGCAGCCCTAATGTCGAGGATAATCCAGTAGATGCGATACCTCCTGAAAATGTGGAGGTTGCAGTTCCTTGCGATGTAATGCTACCACCGGTTACCGTTAAGCCTCCGACTAGCAATCCACCAGTTAACGATGATGTTGCCGAGCCGGTTGATAAGATATTGCCACCAGTCAATGTTAATCCAAGAGTAGAAGATAAACCTGCTGTAGTTACCCCACCCGAAAATGTTGATGATGCGGCATTCGTTGCTGTAAGAATACCTCCAATAGTTAATGCTCCAGTGAAGTTAGACCCTACTGCCGAGGTGATATTAAGCGCACCAGAGGATGTAATGTTTCCACCTGTTATAGCAAGTCCAAGAGATGAGGCGAGTCCAGCAGTAGATATACCCCCGCTAAACGATGATGACGCGGCGGCTGTAATATTTAGTGCACCAGACGATAGAATACCTCCTCCTGTCACAGTAAGCCCCAAACTCGAAGCAAGCCCAGCAGTTGAAAGACCGCCCGCGAATGTAGAAGTTCCTGCATAAGTACTTGCTAATTGTCCAGTAGTATTTAATCCGCCGCCAGTTATTGCAAGCCCTAACGAAAGTCCTAATGAAGTACCAGAAATACCACCAGAAAATGTCGAAGTAGCAGCGTTCGTGATTTCTAAAAGTCCCGAAGATTTTATGCTTCCGCCAGTTATAGTTAAACCAGCAGAGGAAGCTAATCCTACAGATGAAAGACCTCCGCTAAAGGTTGATGTCGCAGCACCAGTCGCAGTGAATACTCCTCCTGTAGTAACTCCGCCAGTAAAATTTGATGTAAGACCTGAAGTGATAGTCAATGCACCAGATGAATTAAGACCGCCACCAGTGATGGTCAATCCGCCACTTGAAGCTAAACCCGATGTACTTAATGCTCCTGTCCAAGTTGATGTAGCAGTAGTTGAAGTTTGATTGATTGTACTTGTAGCACTGATTGCGGCTACAAACAGATCGCCTGCTAACATAGCGTCGCCTTGTACGCCCAAAGTACGATCTGGCGAAGAAGTTGCAATACCGAACCGATCCGTCCCATCAATGAAGTAGAGTTGATCGGCGTCATCTACAGTTGTCGCAGTTGCAGGATAAAATGCTAGTTTAGTAGCAACACCGCTATTTACTGTTCCTGAACCACCACCACCTGATGTCAAACACGCGCCACTCGCAAGCGCAAAACAGCCACCAGTTAATGTAAAACCGTTAGAAGAAGAATACCCACCAGCCGTTATGCCACCTGCGAATGTTGAGGTAGCAGTAGAGGTAGCGGTCAAAAATCCTACAACAGGGGATGAGCTAGCGACCAACGCGCCTCTCGTAGTCGTACCGCTAACAATTATTTCATTTTCAGAAAAATAGTTTGATCCAGTTCCACCTTGATAGACCGATAAAGTCCGAGGATCGGCTCCAAGAGGTTGTACGGGTGGATCAACTTTTACGGAGTTATAAGATATAACACCTGAAACAATGATCGCGATGAGAGAAGATATTAAATAGTTCATGTTCGGAAATAGAGAAGATCAACCTTTTCATTTTCTTGAGGCGTGAAAGTTAGCGCAAGAGTTTTAGTCGAGTTGGTAACTGTAAAATGAGTCGTCGGAACGAGATATTGTCCGTTATAGAACACCCAGCAAGCCCTGCCACCAGCCGCAACTTGGCTTGTTAATGTAAATGAGGTTGTTTCTCCATCGCCAGTAAATGTTTGTGAAATAGGAAGACTTAACCCACCCCCCCCGCCGCCACCTTTCGTCTTTGAGCTTGCGGCAACATTTTGCAGATATTTGACTAAACCTTTAATAACTTTCATATCCAACTTCTCATCTAGTGTGTTCAATTTTGCAACTAATTCGTCGGCAGTATCAATGGCATCCTTGCCGTCCTTGCCTGCGGGTCCGACGATACTCACGCCATCTTTTCCGTCTATGCCATCTTTCGGTTTTAATTCTTTTTTGATTTGTTTTAATTCTTGAGGAGTTAGGAAGTCCACGCCATAGATAGGTTTTAATTCTCCTTTTACTTTTTCGACAGTTCCCACCTTCTCATTTAAAACTCGCTGTGCGATTGTAGTTATAATATCTTCACCTAAGTTTTCAGTTATCATATTCTGCAATTCAGCAAGGATTTCACTCTTGAATTTAGCCATTTCGGATTTTACGGTATCAAGTACTTTCTCGCGCATGCCAAATAATGGCGTTTCAGTTAAGTTCCGTTGCGCCATACGTTCTCGAAGTTGTTGTGCGAGGGTCATATTAGGTAATTATAACATTTTTTAGATGAGTATGATATGATAAAAACATGGCATTATTAACTATTTCTCTACTTTTCATTTTATTTGCTCAATTTCTATCGCCATTTTTGGCATTTATTCTATTTTTCATCCTTTTCGGATGGGGAATTGTTAAGGATTAACTTCTTCACGCACTATATTAGCTCCTCTACCAACTTTTACAGCCTCACTTACCATAGGTGCGATCTCTTGTAATTTTTTACCAACACCTCCTTTTAATGTAAGCCCGCTGGTCATAAGTTTTTGACCAAAATCTGACGATACAAATTTAGAAAATAAAGCATCTCCTAATAAAAGTTTAAATCCTAAAATTGGATTAACAAACAACGTTCCGATCTCTGACGAGAGACGTACCAAGAAAGCGGTCTGTGATCCCTCTGCTATTTTTTGAACTCCGCCAAGAGATTTTGTAATTTCATTGATATTTTTTAGTGCACGATACTGATAAGGTTCGAGGATAGCTTGCAATTTTTTATCACCAAACTTTTTAATTTGTACTTCGAGACCACCCGGCGTAAAAGTACCTTGTACTCCTTTTGAATCTTTAATCACTTTATCAATAAATGCTGATTGAATGCCTGCTTGTGCATCTTTACCAACAACTTGATAAATTTTTGGCACATCTTCAATAGATGTTGCGGGATTGATTATAGATGGCAAAATTTTATCTGGTTGATCTTTAAATTTAAAAATTTTATCGGCATAATCACTTTGTAATCTATTTAATCCTTCTTTATAAAAAGCATCTGCTTGGTCATGCGCAGCGATAAGATCGGTACGTCCTCGTTTTTGTAACTGTTCACGCAATGTAGTATCTAATTCATCAGAAAGAGAAGCTGCAATTTTCCGTAATGCGCCTTTATCGCCAGTTTGAATAAAATCTCCAAAGTTAATATCACGATTCAATTTTCCTAACGCAGCATCTGCATCGGCTGTTGTCAATTTTCTATTTGATAATCCTTGACGTAATTGAGTATAACGAGTTAATTCATTTGATGTTGCCTGCCCACTCGCTTTTAATGCTTGTCTTTCTTTGGCAATAAGATCATCCAAAAGATTTATAGTATTTTGTGGCTTTACAGGAATATCTGTTGGAAGTTGGGCAGATTTATATAAATCATTTTTCGTTGCTTGATATGCCGCCTTATATTTAGATACTCCTTGTTCTATCTGACGACCTACTAAACTTAAATCTGATGATTGGTTGGTACTCTTGATAAGATCATCTGCAATAGTTTGGAGTTTTGTTTGAACCTCCCCAACTTTATCAGCTATTCCTCCACCAAAGATACCTTTTGAAGCAAGGGCTTCTGCTCCACGTACCACCGGGGATATTGATTTCATTGAAGCAGGCAATTCTATCCCTAATTCACTGGCTGCTTGAGTGGCTGGTTGATTAATCTTACTAGCAAATGGTTCAACTTTACGACCAGTAGTAACAGCCTCGCTGATAACCCCTGCACCCTTAATAGCTGCTCTAGTAGGGTCTACAGCCTTCCCAATATCAGAAACTATTTGTCCAGTTCGAGATAGCCCCCCAATTTTTGAAACTGTACCTGCTCCTTTTAATGCAGCACCACCTCCACCTAATATAATTGATAAATCCGAAAGAACACCGATTGGGTCTTCATAAAAAGTTTTCTTTAAATTTTCTATGCCTCCATAACGTTGTTTATAAAAATCTACTACTGCATCAAATGATTGTTCTTGCCCTTGTTCACCCGGTATTAATTTTTCAACGCCACCTAATGCAGTTTTACCCAATGCTACGGCGGTATCAACTGGGTGAGTAATTGCTTGTGCTAATCCACTAACTACACCTGCACCACTTTTCACAACATTACTAGCGAATCCACCAAGACTTTTCTCGGATTGATCCAATTTCGAAACAAAAGGTTCTGCATTTGTCCCCATTTTAGAAACTGCATCTTGAGTAAATCCTTTTTGCCGTAAAGTTTTATATTGTTCAAAAGTTAATGCCATGTTATTGGAAAAGGCTAAAAAAACTATTCGCCATATTGGATAATCCTTGTCCTATTTCGGTTAATTGTAACTTATTACTTGATTGAGTATTATTTTGTGATTTTATAAAATCTTCATATTCTTTTTTTAGAACACTTTCATCAATTTGGGGAATTTCTGTATTATCTGGTATAGAATAATCTACTAAAAATTGTTCGCCATCTTTTCGTCCTGTAAGATTATTAATTCCTTGAGTGTATCGTTGATAAAGATTTCTATAACTTTTTTCAGAAGCTGCATATTTTTGTTGAATAGTATTTTTAATATTCTTTCTTGCAGTTTCTGATAAGAATCCTGTTCCAGCTAAAGCTTGCTCAATGCCCTTACCATAAGCGTTGATCCAAGATTGTGAGTATTTTTGCGCAGTTGCATATTCTCCTTCACGCACAACTGATCCGGGATCAAGAACTTTTGCAAGCGAATAAATAAGAGCTTGATCATCAGCAGGATTTTTAGTTTTATCTGAAATAGAACTTGCAAAATTAGCACCTTCTTGAATTGTAGAAAAATTAGTAACTACGCCCTCACTCTTGAATTGGCTTACCTTTCCACGAACTGCCGTTGAAGTAGGGGCTGTTAATCCACTATATAATTGAGATTCGGCATCTGTCCCTGCTAATCTTTCCTCTTTTTTACGTTTCTCTGAATCCTCGAACAATGTTCTTGCTTTGCCTACAACCAGAATGCCTTTCACTACATCAACAAGATATGGTTTATTCAGTGTTTGTGCTAAATCAGTAATCCCAGCTTGTGCTTCCGGGCCAAGATCATCCCAATTTACAGCTTTACTTTCGAATTGTTTGGCAATATCAAAAAGCAATTTCTGATCATCTTTTTGCAATGTTGCTACTTTATCGAGTACGTTCTCCTCTAATTTACTGATCTGCTCATCTACTTTTTGTCTCAATCCGAAATCAGTCGAAAAGTCATCAAGTTGTTGTTCAACATTTTTTAATTCCATACCGCGAGCTTCTTGAAGTAATCCTAGTTCGCTCAAGAGATTTTTTTCGGCTAATGCCATTTCTTGACGAGCAAAACTTGCTTTGAAATCAAGCTCTGATGCGCGACCTGTTGCAATACCCAGTGTTGTTCCTTTAAATTGTGCTAATTTATCTTGTTGTAATTGAAGATTGAATTGATCCGCAGCAGATCGTAAAGTATTTAATTGTTGCCCTATGACTTTCTCGCGTTCTCCGGGGATTGATAACTGCGCACGTTTTGCTCGAGCAGCTGGGAGTTCTTTAAAAAGATCAGCAAGTCCTGTTTCATATTTTGTTTTGGCGTCTTCGGCTAGTTTCCGATATGCGTCCACTCCGACAACATCTCCAGTATCTATTGCTTGTTTTGCTTTGGTCATTGCATTCAAAACTTCACCTTCTTGTTGTTGCAAACTTTGTAATGCTGGGCTGGTTGGGGGAAGGATTCCTTGTTTTACTGCTTGGTTGATTTGACCAGACATTTGCGCAGTCGCCGGGGAGCCACCTTTAAATGTCAAAACTTCGCCCGGATAAATAAGATTAGGATCACCTGATTTATAACCCGAAATATCTGAAACATTAGTTCCTTTTTGTTGAGCAATTTGACTTAATGTATCTCCCGGCTTCACGACATATTGTTCTAATTGAGCGATTTTCTGCTCATTCTGTTGTGCGATATTCTGCCCTATTTGAGACGAAAGCATTGATACTGGGCTAGTTGGTGTCGGAGGAGGCAAAACAGGTGCTACAGGTGCTATAGCCGTAGGCATAGATGATCCTATAGTTAACTCGTTTGAACGATTTAATATATCTTGTGGCATATTAGTATTTTCTTATTTTAACTCGCCCATAATTTCTTTGAACCTTTAATGCCTCGCTTGGGTTGGATGATAAATATTTCTTTTTTGAACTTTCGTATTCTCCTTTGAAATAACCTATCTCGTCTTTTTCTTTGAGTTCCTGCGAGGCAAATTCAGCCGCCTTGAATGCGATCATTTCTATCTCATCGGTATCGGCAATAATTAAATCAGTTGTTGTGGTGGCTTCCTCGATGTATACCAATGCCGTAGTTTGCCAGCCAAATTTGGTGTAGTAGATAACATCATAAATTTCCCCAACACGAGATACTATATCATCTATTCTCCAATCTGTGTCCGCGTCAAATCCTGCAGGTTTGGTAATCGTAAGTCGTAGATAGTCTATTTTAGCAGGATCAACTGTGCCTACTTCGGTAGCCCCGTTCCAATCAAAGCGTAAAAGATTCCAGCCATCATGAAATGTATCGCCCTCATTGTTCACTGTCACAGTACGATGCCAATATGCTGCCGAGTCATTACCCCAGCGCAAGATGAAGTTTGTTACCACATCCGCGCCTGCATCAGAATAGTCGGGAATAAAAACCCACAAGAATATAGAACCTTTTTCATCATGATCGGTGAGATCAACCTGCGTGGCTCCTGTGAGTTCAATAGCCGCAGTAGCCGCGCCAGCAGCAGTATCAAAGTTTATTGATCCACCACCGACAATATAATTATCGGAGTCGAGAGTCACATTACTTGCGTCTGTCCCTGCAACTGCCGCCCATGTGCCATTTCCTGCTACTGAATTGCAATTATGAATAGTTGCGTTTTTCGTTGTCGGAAGCCCGTCAATCCTTAATAACTTCGAAAATTCCTCATCTCGGATTGCAATGCGATAATTGGAGATATTCTTCCGACGGTCAAAGTCTGCTTCATCCACTAATAGCCAGCGTTCATAAGAGGGACGGTTTACCTGTCGGCGAATATCAATAATTTTATTGCCTTTTAACGTTGCTGGTGCGGCATAATCAAATACCCCTACAAACATATTCGGCGAAAGTACAGAGCGTCGCTTGTGACTTCTCAAGTCCATATCACCAATGACATAACGCACGGCACGGTTGGCAACGACTTGTCGGTCCGCGACCTGACTAAATTTTTGGTGCATCATTCCATTGACAATCGCGAAAAATTCTGTTTGCGTAATTACAGGGGTGGCCATATTATTTCTTTAGTTCAACATTCATGGCCTTTTTGATTTCATCTAATTCAATTTCTCGTTTATTCAAATTATCTTTTTCTTTTGTGATCTTTCCCAATTCTTGATCCACGTCAGCCATACGCATTTTAATACGGGTTGAAGCAGGATATTCAAGCACAAATAAAATATCTTCTGTTGGAGTTCCTTTTGGGCTTGAGATTTTTATATTCATATCAATAATTATAACATTTTTTAGCCTTGTTGTGGAGAGGTCTTGACTTTAAAAATTGGTTGCAATTCATCAACGGCGACGTCAAATCCTCGCAATTCAATTTTGAGCTGAATAAATTCACCGTGTGTGTTACGAGTTGAACCTGTGAATGGTACTTTTTGATTACCTACAGATGTTGAACTGATTGCTGTTTCGGTTGTCCAATTATCAAAACGACAAAGGAATTTATCAGTTGATGCGGTTGGCGCGGCTTCTGCGATTGTCACGGTTATTGATGTTACGCTATCTGGCGTTGCGGAAAGGGTAGAGATGGCAAACGAGCAGCCAGCATTGTCGCCACTTAATACTTCAACTTCATCGCCCACAGCTACACCAGTAGGAACTATTGCAGTAAAGCTGGTTGTATTCACCCAAGTTCCCTGTGCGTTCATTAAAATAAGGTTGTTAGTATCGGGGTCTTGCGCGCTAGCATTGAATAACGGATCAGCAGTGCGCCATTTTACAACAATTCTATTATTAGAATTAACAAATCGTTTAAATTTAACCCACAACGCCTCCCATGTCGCCTCAATATCAGCGATCGGAATATACGGAGTAATAAAGTAACCCCTATTACGGCCAGCGTTACTTGCTTGATCGTTACTTCGGATCATGCGATATATACCATTTGTTGCACCTGCTATCCACGTTGCACCACCATTAAATACGCTGGCACTTGCTATTAAAATGTAATCGCCACCGGTAGTAGACTTAATTACTGTTCCCGGTTCGTCTACATGAGCGCAACCATAACTCAAATCAGTTCCGGCAGTCGTATGCTCACCAAAGCCCATGTGATGGTATAAATTATTGGTTTTCGTATTAAATATCCATATACCCGAACGTGCTCGACGCACTCCACCATTAAGCGTAGTGGCAGATGCTTGAGCGTTAATCATTGGAATACCAACATTCAAATAGACAATATCTCCATCTACATAAGCACCGTGTGGTTTTATGGTATCTTCATTCGTGATCGTTGTAGTCAAAATCATTCGCTGTTCTTGCAAATTAAAATCTTGTACTTTTGCAAATGCCGCACCATTATATCGAAAAATAAATCCTTTTTCGGTAATAAAATATGGGATATTGTTTACTAAAAATCCTGTAAGAGGGGAACTACCAACGAGATCATATTCGTTATTATAAGTTAGAGAGAACCCATCCCATTCAATAATCTTTGCCGAACCATCAGTATCGCTTTGTAATCCGAACCAAAACCTACTTGATGATGCCAGAGCCAAACGTACTGTATAGCCTGTAGGGAGCGTTACACGACTTTGCGCGATAACATCATTTTGATCAATCGTATGAATAACAGGTACTCCGGTTACTTTATCGCCCACAGCGACAAGTCGTCCTAATTTTGCCATTGGATGAAATGCAAGAGATGTCAAAGCTGATCCTCCCGCAACAGCAGTCCACCAATCATCATCCCAAGCATTCGCTACGCCTGCACTATTTAAAATGGCTATATTGGTCGCACGAGTACATAAAAGTCGTTGCTCACCATTTGCAAATTCGTGAATAATCATGTCGCGCGGATCGTTAAATGTGCCAGCAGTAGCGTCAGTGACCCAAGTCGCACTGGTGATTACTGAACTCGTATTATGAATAATATCGGTATCATGTACAATTCCCCACCATTGATCAGTTGCCGTAGCATCAGTGCGAATAAATTTAGCCACAACACCTAATGCGGCTTTGAATATCCGCATTTTATCCGATAACATAATCCGACCAGGCTGTTGTTCCAAGTCTATATTCCAAGTTTGCCAAAGATTCCCGAAGTAATTTCCGGTATAAGTTCCTTTCCAAATTTTATTATCGGGTATTCTCATTAGTAGAGTTTATATGTTATTAGAATCCCATAAAGATTGACTGTCCCACCATTGATAGTATCTGCCGCATCAGCTCCAAGACGAGTAAACTTTATTCCCCATAAGTTGCCTTTCTTTAATTTAGGAAGTGAAACACCCGTAGATAAACCAATGTCTGTAAATTTCAAATCATTCGCTGTTGCATCTGCGGCTGTAGTGATTGCTGTGCCGCCTGTGGTACGAACATTGTTTTGCTCTGACGCTCCTCCTTCGCCTATATCAACTTGCCAACGGAGATTACCTGCCGCGGAGGCTGACCAGATAAACTCCATCTTCGCAAGTATTAAATCTTGATGCGGAACAAAAGCAAAGTATGCTTCATTCGTCGCTGCGTCGGCAAACTGGATACAAGGGGTGTTATTTAACAACGTACTAGTACCTTCGTTCGCTGCTGCCGTCTCAAGGGGAACCAATAAAGTAAGGAGTGTTCTGTTGACTGATTGCTGGATCGCTCGCATTGAATTGAAATCAAGAGGATAGTTTAATTGCTGTGCCTCTAAAGCCACGATCTTTGCTTCGAGTTCGGCAATTCTTGATTCAATTTCTGGCATATCAATATCCGATAAATTCAGTGACCATAAGTGACGTTGAAGTAGCTGCGGTGCTTGATGCTAGACCATCATTAGCTGACAATATAACTTCCACTTGACCAGTATAGAGAGGATTATTATCGAGTTTTAAACAATCACGCCCTAAAATTACATGCGATGCACTTGTAGTTGCTTGAACTGTTGTCGCGCTAAAGACGATATACGCATCCGCGAGTCTATTTGTATTACAGATTATTCCACCTCCACGATTACCACGTTGCGCCATAGCGGTTACTGAAGATTGACGACCGACTGCGATCACTGACGTTGAAGCGGTATTATATGACGGCACTTGCGGAACGCCACCAAATTGTTTTGGCGCGCGTTGTAGCATGACGAATGCACCAAGTACAAAGGATACTCCAATTGCAACTGCAATCGCGAGGATACCTATTGTTTTTATTTCTTCTTTCATTGTTTTAATTAGTTATTTTTTAATTCTAGCGTCCCTTATCCTATGCCCCGATTGAGGCATAGAAAAGGAACACTAGTCTGCATTCTCAAATCCTTCAAACAATACTTTCATATCAGTTGAAGTTGCCTGTCTAATGAACTCAAACCGTCCTACTTGTCCTGCTAGTAAATGTACTGAAGCGGCAGTAGTCGTAGCTTGATGCTCCATTATATCCATTCCAGTACCTGCGTTAATTTTGATAACGTTTGTACCAGAATTATTAACCAAGCTCCAATAAGCACGTTCGCCTGCTGTTGATACGAACGTTGTTAATGTAGATGTCGCTGGCAATGTAATCGTCAGCAAAGAACCATCTACTCCTGCTTTTGTGATAAAAGCAGTATCAAAACTTGCTAAATCAGCTTGAGTTAATGTCCAAGCAGCGGCAGTAACTTCAGTTGTCGTCGCGGTTACACTGTTGGTCACCTTACCATTGAGCGTAACTGCTCCTGTTACTGCGAGAGTTGAGCCAATAGTTCCTGCGCCCGTAATGGTCAATGTAGTACCTCGTACTTCTCCAGCAACTGGAGATGTACTATCGGTGCTTAACCCATTCGGGAAACGAGTACCTGTTGCTCCTAACTGCGGTTGCGGTTGGTTATTGCCACCAACCATAGCCACGACCAAGAGCGCAACCGCAAGGGCTACAACTCCTGAAATCAAATATACTTTTATGTCTTTCATGGTGATTGGGGTTAGTTGGTAATAACTAGGCAGTACCGTTCGATCCTACATATCCTGCGAATGTTTCTGGGAAGTGCATTTCCAAGAAACGACCACGATAGAGATAGGAATCATTGTCGGTATTTTCCGGTGGAATCAACGAAGTATACAAATCACGAAATACTTTACGGCTAATCGAGTGGCTCGATGAGAGCACATGATACGACGTATTCGCGTTCGAGTTTGTATTATACGTTGAACCTAAGAAAATCGAGGCGTTAATTTGCACTGTGCCATACACAGTATCAAAGAAATTCACTTGATTTTCACCAGAAAATGGTACGAGTTGGGAGTCCATAGTTTCCTTTGCAGTCTTATAAAGAATGAAAGGAAGTAAGATACCCTCAAACACATACGATCCTGCTTCGCCATCTTGCGCTTTTTGATTCGCAAGTGACTGCACAACCGTCCAAAGATTATCTGCGTTCAATGCGCCAGTTTCCAAGTTATCTACAGTGACATTTTTCAATGTCGTGTGCGAGTTGGAAGCCAAGGCATCGCCGTCTGGAGTTGTGTTAATTGATCCTGCAAAAGCATCTCCGTATGTATTTAGGATAGCTTTTTTATCTTGCGTCAAACGGGCACGATCACCCATTTGTATGCCAATTTTGGCACGTTTTCCTACTGCATCGGCACGAAATGCCTCATCAGAAACTGGAACTTGCTTTGTCCATTTCTGCATCCTTTTGTTCTTGGTGTTTCCAAGAATAGTATCCGTATTCGCTATTTCTTCTTGCTCATCTGTCTCGTTGAAGCCGCCAACATTGGAATCTTCATCCCAAGTATATCCAAGTAATTCTGACGTGGATTGCTTGAAGAAGAACTCATCGCGTGCTGAAAGGTATCCCGGCTGTGCAGCGCGCTGATATTTTTCCCATGCGACACCATCAATTTCTGTTTGGCAGGAATCTGGAGAAAGAGCAAAGGTTAATCCTCCTGATGGATTCATATATTTGCTTTAAAGTTACTTTATAATTTCTACTCAACTTTAGGACACATCTAATCTATATGCTCTGGCATCTACAACAACATCCAATGTCTGCAAAGCGGTGTTGCCACCAACTAATTGAAGACCGGATGTATCTGCAGAACCTGCTTCTTTGATGGTGTAAAGCTGTCCACCATCAGAAGCACCAGTGGCGCTATAGTCAATCAACACTACGTCCATAATGAGTAATGCTAATTCTGTAAGCGTGTCCACACTTGCTGCTGTTTCTGCTTTTCCACGGATACGACCAACACAAGGAACTGGGCAAGCGGCATTCAAGAACTGTTCCGCGACTGTACCAGCCGCTACGTTCGTTGAATCTTCGTTTGCCACTCCCATGAAGGAATGCGTACCGATTACTGGCGTATCTGCTGCGGCCAATACTGCTGTATTTGCCGTTGCTATACCGTTAGTAAATGTTGCTACTGAATGAATTGGTTCACCTGTCACAATAGCTGTTCCACCAGCTACTAGGTAGCGGGGAAAGATTGCAGCAGGACCAATGACACTTAAATCTGCTCTCATTTTTTTAATAGGAAAATCCCATCACTAATCGTGATTTTCTTTTCCTGAATTACGTTGATCTGATGACGAGTCAGATCGTTGCCCTTATGGGCGTTGTAATTTTTAGATTATCCGCGTCTGTTTCGTTTTAGGGTCTTTAGCTAAAGTTTTACCGTTAGGCATTTTCTTTTTCCAAAGACGATCCTTGCCATCATAGACAAATCCTGCTCGCTTATAAGATTCGGCATCAGCCGATGACATCTTGGGCGCAGAGCCGGGCTGTCCATCACGAAAAGTCGTTGCAGTTTCTTTAGAGGCAGTTTCTTTGCTACGAAGCGCGCGAGCAAGTTCAGAATTTTGAGACAACAACCTTTTACGATTAGCGATTGCATAGGCTTCTTCTCCGATCTCTTTCAAGGTCAAAGATTCTGGCCATTGACGATTATTGATAATCGCTACAATCAACTTCGCTTCCGCATCAGATGACGCTAATCCGCTTGCGATCTCTACGATACGCTCGGAATAGGTCTCTTTACGGATTTGTTGTGTCTTTTGAGCAAGAATTGCATCAAGGTCTTTTCGAGTGATAGGTTTGTCCTCATCATCTACTTCGCCCTCAATTGGTTCTTCCTCTTTCTTCTCGTGGCGCTTCTTGTAAGCTTCCGCGGCTTTTTTAAGGTCTGGAGCCCGCTTGTTTTCTGCTTCTAATTCCGCATCATAATCTATCTTTTCTTCTTTCAAAGGTTCTTCGGCTTCGGATTCCACAGTTTCAGCCGGAGCTTCTACTGGAGTTTCCTCTGCCGGAGTCTCTACTTTCTTTTCTTCAACCATAATAGGTATCCATTTTAAAGAGTGGTGCTCTTTTAGTTATTTGTTAATAACATCGTTTTTGTTAGGCCCGTCGGCCATCAACTAAAGCCAATGTTGTAGGCATCCCTTGCGGGTCAGCTGTGAGAGCAGCTGGGGTGAGGGGAGAAACGCGGTGAGACGTTCCCCGAACCCTCGCGCCAGCAGCTCTCGGCACTCCTCACCGAGAGCGCTATATTTCTGCTATCTTCTTAACTTTCGTCTTGATCACATCTGCGAAAAATGAGAGAAGTTTTGCATGTAGCATATCTGATTCACTTTTTGCTTTCTCAAGATACGATCGTGCGTACCAATTCAATTCATCAAATAATACTTTATAAAGATGAGATTGTTGGAATATACTCGCTTCTTTTTTCAACAGTTTGATTTGACCTTCAGTAAGTAGGATTCCTTTATGAGTCCATCCTTCTTTAGTCTGTTTCAATACGTCCTCCTCGGTAATCGTATTGAATACATCGTTCATGATGAATCGCGCTAATTCCTTTTGAAAGATCAACTGTTCCTCACCGTTCATTTCTTTTTACTTTTTTTAGGCTTTTCAGCTTCGGCCTTTGCCAACACCTTCACTGCTTTGACTTCACCTGGAAGCTCTACTCCTAATGGAACTTCGACGAATTTACCGTTTACATTAAAAACAAATTTCACTTCTGGTACTGCGCGAGCTGCCTTATTTCGAAAATCCCAAAATGACCCGGTGACTACTTTATCATTGCCTTTGGTAATCAATCCGCCTAATTTATCGTATTCAGCCAAAAGCGCGGCATCATCCCATGTACCATCTGCTTTAATAACGCCACCAATTCGCTCACTCTTGTCATTCATCGTGCCATTAAGTGCACGATCAGCTTTCTCATCATTCACGAGATCATAACCTAGTATTTGTGGTAATTTCATATTTTTTAATTATTTATGCCGACCTTGTGTAATTTTCGTATACTTTAATTATAACATATTACGCACTGACTCCCAACCCTTGCATTCCCATTGCAGTAGCTTTATTCATTGCTTGTGCGCCTGCTGGAGTTTGTGGAGTTTGACCCATCATTTGTTGCTGTGGCTCTTGCATTATATCCTCTGCGTCTCCGCGCAAGAACGCATGTGCAGTGCGACGGGTAAGAGCTTCTAACGAGATATATGGGTTATTTTGGAATACTTGTTGAAGATTCATAGCCATTGCCTGCATAAATTCTTGATTTTGCGGGAACATACGCTGTGGTTCAACAATACAAAGATACTTTCTACGGGCAAATAGTTCGGGATTTACAAGGTATAAATGCTTTTTATTATTCGGATAGCCAGTTTCTTGTAGTAATTCAAGGTTTCTGCGGCGTTTATCCTCATCAGTCATTTCCATACCCAATAATGATTCGTCGAATTTAATGACTTTCGAAGCTGATTTACCAGCAACCACTTTCTCATTCAAGATAAATGACCGATATTTCATTTTTGTTTTACCTCCTGCCAGCTCCTCAACCTGTGGAACAGTCAAATGTTGAATAGCGCAATCAGCCATTAAATCACCATATTGTACAATAGATTCAGCTAAAGTTTTACCCACGCCCTCCAGTAAAGTCTTCGCATTACGCTCTGCAATACTTACGGTGGTGGCTTTCTGCTCTCCCTGTGGTAATTGCCCTGCCGTGATGCCAGACACCGAGGATTCCTCCATAGACCGTTCTGCAGCGTTCATTCCAGCAAACATAGCTCCAATATTTGCTTGCGGAAGTAATGGGGTAACTTTAGTGTCCTTATCTTGAAACGCTACAACCGAGTTCGGGAATATCACATCAGAGTCAATTTTATCTGATCCTGATACGGCAATCGGCATATTGGTATCTAAAAATATTCGATTCATTCCCATTTCATATTGTGCGTCCATTAACATATTGTCCCAATACTGCGCATTCATGAGTGACTTGTAGAAAAAGAAATGCTCACTGATACGCTGATAACCAAACGGAGTGACGTTATATTTCGGGGCGTTGCGATTATCACGATGACGGATCGGGTTTGCGTCGGGATCGCTATCACCCATGTAAATACCACCTAAAAAGCAGACTTCAGTATCTTCGCGCCTATTCAAATATGTTGCTTCCTCAACTAAAAATGGATGATCGTCGTCTTTAATGTCATAGAATATCCCATCTGATCCGTTAAATACACTGCGTACTCCGGGCTGTATGTAGTCCCAGTTCTCATGATCACCATACTTGGCTTGTGCTTCGGTGTAATCAATAAACCGCCGCTTAATAATACAGCGTTGCTTTTGAATGTTTTGCTCGTAAGCATTCGATATTAAAATTTGTTCTGCTGAGTATACGGGAGCTTTAAAACCTGATAACACTTCATCTAAAATCTCCTTGGTTGTAAAACCTTTTGCGGTTTTCTCCTTAATTTTCTGATACACTTCGGCATATTCTGCACCGAGATAGGTGACTGTATTTACTAACATACCCATTGAAACTGCAAGAAATGAAGACTTATATTCCGAGTTATAGACCATCCATTCGATAATATCTCGCATGATGTCCGAAAAGTCTCGATCCTCCTCATCGTTCTCGTTTTGAGCCATGAACATCGGAATTATGTACCCAGCCGTAAGTTGTGCGTGCATTGCGATTGCTTTATTACGGGCTTTAGAACGAGTCCCTTTCCACTTCCATGCTTCTGACGGGTCTTCGACATTCTCATCAACGAACGCATTAAATGTCATTTTGTCCCGATTATCACGTTCGGTTACTGATAAATCTCCGAGTTCCATCCACGGCTTTGTTAGAATTTCTTGTCCATAAGAATAATCTTTTTGAACATAAGACGTGAAATCAGCCACTTCTTTTGAGGGCTGGAAAGTTGATACAGGTGTTTTTGAATAAATATCTCCGATCAAAAGTTTATGCTCCGCAGCTCACCCTGTAGATATTATATTTCTAATTATACCATACTTTAATCGTCAATGTATAATTTTCTACGTTGATTAAATCCAGAATACGAGGGGCGATGGATAGAAACCCCCTTCTTCTCAGACTTAGTATAATTTTTCATTTGAAAAGCAATAGCAAATGCCATCAATAAATCGAAGTGTGCAGTCATATTTTCGTCAAACTTCGCACGATTCAAATCTTCTTTATCATACCGGCGCATTTCGTTAATTAGTAGCAAGCTGTTAATTTCGATCAAATCATTATCAATAGCAGTTTTTAGATCATAGAGCATTTTCGGCTTCGTCACCAAATTGGTATCCCAACCCATCTTATCTTTATCGTCTTTGTAAATACATTGTTCCGGGTATATTTCTTTTAATTTCGTGATTGTAGCCCAGCCATGATTATTACGTTCCGGCGCAATAAGTGCATTCTCATATTGCTCACACATATTTTTAATCTCATGCGCAAGCATATCCGGGGCAATCATATTATCTTTATAAACAGCAACTACTTTAGGTTTAATAGGGGTAAAATCCATTATTACACCAGCAGAACTATCCTGACCGACACCTTCAGCTACATCAAATCCAGCTTTATAATCATGGCCAAGGATAGGCTCTTCGAAAATAGCCCAATTACCTTTTTTAATGCCATCTTTAATTACACATCGGCTAAGAATAGCGTTATCAAACATTTTATTTCCTGCTCCTTCAAGACACTCATAAATCGTTGTTGGATATTCAGACTTCATCGCGGACCAATCTTTCGTCAATGCAAGCCATTTAAAATAATAATAAGTGATCTCACGATCAGATAATTTATTGCGCATTTGATAATCTTTGAATAATTCATAGTCTTTATGTGTAAGGAACATTTGAATATCAAGATCAGTGATCTGCGATAATTCTGTATCGTCATATGTCCAATTATAAAAATGCAATTTCCAATCAGCGGTAGTTCGCGGAGCACCACGTTCAAGACACTCAAGCACCATTTCATAAAGCTTTCCCTCATTTCCTTTCATCGTTGTTTCAATATCAATACGACCAGATAAGGGAACAGCAGGAATAGAACCTTCAAGTATTTCTTTTGCTTTATCAGGGTATTTTCTACACACCAAATCAAATTCAGAAATATGCAGACGATTGAATGTACCGGAACGCCCCGATGAGTCTACAGTTAATGCACTCACGGTTTTATCACCAAAATCAAACTTCATCTGCCGAGCTGATTCAGTATCAAGTGCATATAATTCTTTGAGCGGATAATTTCTCCATGATAATTCTACTTTATTATTGAAAATATCCTTTGCGGTATCTAAATCTTGAGCGATAAAGAGTCCATTAAAGTTACGATTGAAAAGACAATCGTCTAATATATCAATCGCTTCATACGTCGTAAATCCTAACTGCCGAGACTTTACAATCAAATTACGATTCGTACGATCCCTTTCAAAAGTTTTTTGAACGCGGTTAGGAGTAAAGGAGATAAGCTCACCTTTTTTATTTCGTATCTTGTAAAAATGGCTAATACGCCAATCCTTACTTTTTAAATTATTTCTTTGCTCCTCCGTTAATATCATCGAGTATTTTGCTGATTGTTATCTCACCAGTTATCTTTGCTTCACTACGAGTTGAAAATTCATCTTTGCGCTTCCGACTTAGATAATCCATAGCATTTCCGTAGTTTTCGCTCAATTTCTGAACTGCTGTTTGTCTTGCTTTTAATACAGGTCGATTACGCAAATCGGCTATTCTGTCGGAAAACTTAGGTTCTTTTTTCAAATGATCATAAAAAGCATCTCTAGAAATATCGGCATAACTACATGCTTCTTCTACGCTTGCATCAATAGCAAAAGCCTGTTCTAGTTTTGCGATAGCCGATTCTGTAATTACTGTGGGTCTTCCTCCTTTATTCTTGGCCATATTATATGTTTTCCATTATTAATTATCTCATAATTATTGACATAATCACAGTAGCGTTGCACGATCACGTCGACGTATTTGCAATCGAGCTCCATTCCATAACATATTCTGCCTGTCTTTTCTGCGGCGATGAGGGTAGAGCCAGAGCCGAGGAAGAGGTCTATTATCAAATTTCCTTCCTCACTAAACTTATCTAGGAAGTATTTACATAATTCTGTTGGCTTTTGAGTGGGATGGATTCTATTTCTGGTATCTTCCTTTTCCATTCCAAATACTCCTGCCCAAGTTTTTCTTATTATATCTCTCTTATGCTTTTGTCTACTCCAACATAATTCAAATCCACTCCCCCACATCTTGTCAAAAGTTTCATTGCCTCGTTTATCCCACACAAACATTCCGCCCAACGGTAATTGCTTTAAAAAATAATCTCCGCCCCAGATAAACACTTCCCCACAATATCCAAAGTCCCTAAAGATATGCTCAATATCATATTCTTTATCGTCTCCAATGACTTTATCATATTTATTCCCTGACTTTGATTTTAAATGCTTATCTGATACAAAATCAAGTTTTGAGTTCATCTTTGAATAATCTGTATTTAAATCAATTCCGTAAGGTGGGTCGCAATAGATCATATCCGCTTTCTTCCCGTCCATAAGCATTTCCACATCCTCTAGCTTCGTACTATCTCCACACAGCACTCTATGACTTCCTAGCTCATACAAATCACCAAGTTTTGAAATAGCTGGTACATTCTCCGGAATCACATCGTCCTTCTCGTCCGGTTCAATCAGTAAGTCTTTATCAAATCCGGTTAAGTCCAATAATTCACTATCAAGTTCTTTTAATTCCTCAATAGCCAAGTCCATATTCCATTCGCTTTCGTTTAACTTATTGTCCGCGAGCCGGTATGCTTTTATTTCTTTTTCGGTTAAGTTCTCGAGTCGAATATATGGCACTTCTTTCAGTCCTAACTCCTTGGCTGCTAACCATCTACCATGACCAACAATGATCTCGTTATTCTTATCAATCACTAGTGGTTGATTAAAACCAAAACGTTTAATCGAAGCGGCGATCTGAGCTATCTGCTTCTTGGGATGCTCTTTCGCATTCTTTTGATAAGGTTGTATTAAATCAATGTTTATTGTTTCCATAATTACACTTCTTGCACACCCATTTATGATTCAATAAATAAGTCACTGTGCATTCTTCCTTGCATTCTTCACAGGTATATTTACTTTGGGAGATTTCTTTTGCGTTGTCCTCTTTTTGCATAGTATTCATGCAATCTAATGCCATCTGCACGAGCGGCAGAAGATTCATAACAATATGTTCTTTTACTTATTTCAGAAGTCATACAAAACTTCTTTTGACCTTTTTCAGTTTTTACCGAAAGCGTGTAAGGCACGTTAGTACATTTTCTTTTTCATTTCGACTTTCATCTTTGGCTTCATTTTCTTACTCATCTTCTTATCTTTCTTCATGGGCATATCCTTCTCTTTCATCATCATCTGTCGGGCCGCGCTTGAAGTTGGCATATTTGGTAGAAAATTCGGAATTTCCGAATTTTCTCATAGTTTATTTATTATTGACCTTTAATGGGTAAAGAAAATTCATCACTTGATCCATAAGCGGACATGCACCAACCCAGCTTAAGATTCCACGTTTTGTGCAGATGTCTTTTAATTCAGTCATTTCTTGAGGCAAACGATGATACCGAGTACAAAACCCTTTCTTATGCAACCACATGAATAGTATTGTTTTAAACATATTATTTTTTATTTAATTCTAACCATAAATTAGCAACAGCTTCTTCAGGAATTTTGCCTCTTGCAGTAATCTGATCATCGTCATATCCATAAGCTCGCCAAATCAAATCAATTTCATCTACCTGCGGAACATAACGAAGCAAACTATGAAATCTATCCCCGCATGCTTCAATCAATTCAGATAGAGTGGGTCTGGCAAGATCAAATTCGTAATCAAAATATCCATCCTGTGGGAATCCTGCATCTTTTAATTTTTTAGCTAATTCGTATTCAATTTTCATATATTATTACCGTATTTGAAGAATTTACCTTTGCCCGAAAAATTAAACACAAATGTATGACGACCGAAGTCAAAACATAAATTCTTTTGAAACCAGTATATGCGCATAATTAAATTATTATATCTCTTGCAAAACCACATCTAACACACCAACAATTTCCATCACACATAATATAGTCTTCCTCAGGATTATGATAATGTTTTTCTATCCATTTATGACACCCTAAAAAACAAAATATCTTATTCATATTTTAATTATATTTAATCTTTATCTCCCATAAGTACCCTTTCGAAAGCTAAATTACGATCTTCTTCTGCGGAATCTTCTGATGCGCGGATCAGACCCTCCTTTTTTGCCCAATAATACGCATACTGCTTGATTGCTTTTGCAATATCACTATAACCATCAGCCGGGGATCGATCAGCTTCTTCGGGGATTGAAATGTCACAAGTTATTGTTGTAGCAGCAATCGAAACACCATGCTCTATTACTAATCTTACCACTTTTGCGGAGTCAATAATATCATCTCCTATCTCCAAATTCCCTCCAGCATTACGTTGAATTTGAGCGTAAGGTTCTTTAAGAGCTTCGGTTAGAATGTTTTGAGGTAATGTTTCGGCTATCTCTTTCAAACATAGCCCGCCACCACGAACATATCCTTCTTGCAGCGCGGCTTTGCATGAATACACACCATCTTCAACTTTCAATTTCAAGAATAACCCCTCTTTCGATGTTGAAGCTCCAACTCTAATTACTCCGACAGCCGAGGATAAATTCGCAATACGCTTTTCTAATTGAATTTTTGTAAGATCGTTTTGAGATAATTTCAGCTGTCCTCTCAATGTTTCAATACGATCAGCAATCGAATTTACCGCAGTTGGATCAATATAGTCATTCAATGTCACCCCAGCTTTCTTTTCTCCCTTGCCACCCAATAACACCGCATCCTCACGATTTTCAGTATCTTTGACAACAATCTTTTCAGCAAAACCAAGATCAGCCGTGGTCACGTTAGTCAATGATCCGCCAGTCTCCTTATCAATAACTCGCGCACCAGTGTACACCGCAAGATCGATCAGTTGTTCGGTTCGTAGCGCCGGACACTTTACCGGATAGCAAAATAAACCATTCTTTGTAGTTTCAATCAATGACTTAATAACCATTGCCGAAAATTCAGGTGCAAAAAACGCAATCTTCGGAACTTTCAACTTGTTCAGTATGTCTACAACTTGAAATGGATTATCAAGATTATAGTTTGTGATAAACACCGCCGTATCTTCAGCGACCATTTCAAATCGCTCAATTTTATTGACGAAAGCCCGATGAGCAACTTTTGCAGGAAACCTCATACCTTTTACAATCTCGACTTCAATCTCACCCTTATAGCCTTCGACAATATCAATATGATTGTCTATAAAATTACCTGCTTCATCACGCGCGACATCCCAGACCGCTTTAGCCACTTGTTTTGCTACACTCTCATCTTCTTTACCGATTGAAACAATAGCTATTTTCTCTAAATCTTCAAGAGTTTTGATGGGCGTTGCCATTTTTTTAATCTCTGCAATCACTAACTCCTTAGCGTCTTTCATCTCCTTACGAATTGCACGAACACCTTTATGGCTAGATTTTTGACCCACTAAACTTGCCGATGGCGTTTCTTCATGGGCTAATTCATTGAATACTTTATTGATTAAAAAAGCACCAACACATGCAGTTGTTGAAGTGCCATCACCAACAAGTTCGTTAGTCTTTTTTGATGCTTCTTTGAAATTTTCCGCAGCCAGCCTTTCGTGCTCATCTCTTGGACGTATATTTTCACTTATTGTATACCCATCGTTCGTAATTCTTGGACCACGATTGTATGATCGAGGCAATAAAGCATTTTTCCCTTCCGGTCCCATTGAAAGACAAACTGGAATTGCTACCGCGTTAATACCCTTTAAAATTTTCTTTCTTGCTGCCGCACCAACTAACAATAATGTATTACTTTCCATTCCCATAGTCTTATAATTATATCAGATTTTTGTAATAATTGCTACTTTTCTACTACCTCAATTTCTACATGTTCCTCTTTCCTTGTTTTGACCTTTATAGTTTTGACTACTATTTCACAATGTTCAGGATCATCGTTAGTTATCAAAAGCCCTTTCAAACCGTCCACGCAATTTTTGACCGATGCGTATTGATTATCTTGATCGTATGGATGGTTTGCATAGAGTGTGATTGTTACTAAAGCATTTTTCATTGGCGGCTTATTTCTATTGCCACACATCTTCTCATAACATGCCCAACCTACTGCATCTTTCCACTCCTTTGTCCATTTCGCTTTTTCAGCCCAGTGAAGTTTAACATTTGGCGAATAAGGCAAACGTCTACACTTATTTTTTGAGATACAAACTAATCCAAGAGAGAATTTCATTAGTATAGAATTGTTGAGACTTTTTTCTTGAGAGCCATAATAGTTTCGCGCATAGTTTCATCGGCATTGCCTAATTTCTTCCATTCTAACCATTCTGGCTCTTGAGTAATTTCCCGATCAACTTGCTTATCGGTTTTTTCTTTATCGTTTGATTTAATAACACTTTTCAGTTCAAGCCAACGTTTATTCATTAAAATTTCAGCTTCAGTTACACAATTTGATGATGTTAATAATGTAGCAGATAACATTACTAAAAAATCAGATAACTGCTTCGGATCATCCAAATTTCCTTTGCGTAATTTTTCTAGTATCTCTTGAGTGTTCATATTATTTCAACAATTCTGGGTTTTCGTAGATATTGCCAACAATTTTTCTTCCGTGTCTATCTATTTCAAAAATGCCATAATCATCATTTCTATTATCTAACCACATAAATCTTGAACGCTTATTTTCCCAAATAATTTGTCCTTTTTCTTTTGATCCCTCAAAATCAATTTCTACAATATCCCCCTCATAAATCTCTTTGCTGTTTTTATCTAATAGACCAGTGAATTGCATTAAGATTATTTTATCACCATATTCTCCACTATATTCACCTCTCTCATGCATATTCTGAAGAAATTTACCATCTTCACTAACAGCGAATCCATCGAATATCCATTTATGCCCCCTATTTGCTTCTGGATCCCAAGCCCTAAATTTAATTTGTCTCATATTAAAATACTTGTACTGGTAAATTTTGGCGACCAAAGTTTATTGCGGATTTTTTATCGAACATAAAGAGGTCGAAGTGTCGGCAGTCGTATCTGCGCGCCATGCGATCCTCAACTACATAAATTTTGCCTAGAATCTTTACTTCATCTCCGAATTTAAGACAGTTGTTTGCAACTGCACCTTCGTATACTTTTTTATTGCTTGCCATAATTTCTGGCGAGGAATCAGTTTGTGCATGCTCGGCATTGTAGGCACTCACTATCCCGTCAATTATTAGAGGTTCGGGAACTACAGTGAATATATATTGTGCCGCCCATAAACTTAATAAGAAGCTGACCATATTATAATTTTACCATTTTTGTACTATCTCGCAACCTTTTTTATCCCCCACTTTTCATTCAGATATTTCTTTAATTGCGACCAGTTTTTACGCGGATATTTTGATAACTCCTCATCAGTAGCACGGTTCAAGCTGATCATTTGATTGACTTCTTTCACGAATTTGTCGCCGAGATGGTGCGCCCAACATAATGGAACATAATTCCACATTTCGGAAATTTGCCTACCAGCATATATGAAAGAATGTTCTATGGTAATTCGACCATTACAATCCATATTTAATCTCGCGCAAACTCGAAAATATGGATCGGAACTTATAATTTCTCTGTGTTTAATCGGTATAGGTCTCATATTCTGCTACTAAACAAGCAAATTGCTCGCCTCCATACATAATTTATCTATCATTTTCTGCTTACAAATTTCACTGCATAATGTATTGGCAGAATATATATTCCAATTTTTCCTATTACGTTGATGGCAAACTTTACAAGTTACAGCACCATATTTTTGATATTCGTCTAATAATTTTTTATCGTAACTCATATTTATTTAATTTCTTTAGCTTCGGTGCATTCTCTTTTTTCTTCAAACATTCCCCATCCTCCACACGAACAGCAACTTTCATATCCACCTGTTCTTATGTGATTAGGGCATACATAAAATTCTTCTTCCATATTTATTTAATCTCTTTTGACCTAACTTCTGCACATTTTTTACAATAAAAACTTACACTTATAACGTCGTAATGCAACACCTCAAAACTATGCTCACATTCTTTTATGGTAAATGTGCTTTTATCTACTAACTTTTCTTTTGTGCAAAGTTGACCTGTAGTGCAACCGTAACATTGACAACTCCATTCTTTTTCCTGATCCTCTTTTTTGCCCGTATTCCACGAAACATAATTTGATGCAGTTTTTTCAGGTACATAGGTATGTAATTCATCATCTATTGTTTTCTCCTCATTCAGAGGAACACTCTTGGTCGGGGCATGGTATACTCCCTTTTCTCGTTCATCTTGAGCAAGACAAGGTAATCCACACTTACCGCATTGCCAATTTTGACCATCTACTTCGCTAACACTTATTCCAGCTTTACAACATTTAGATTCCATATTCCTTTTAATTTATTATTTGTTAATGTTTATCTCTGGGGGGGTTAAAATAAACCATATTTATTTGTTATGCCTTCATTCTTTCTACGACAACTTCCGCACAAAAACATTTCACTTAGAGAATTTATAGCATCTTTCTTTTCCTCTTTTGCGTTTCTAACAAGGTTGAATAAGTCATTTCGAGCTTCGGTCATCATCACATAGTCGCCTGTTTGAGTGCCTCGGTTATGTTTGTCCATCAGTCGTTCAATTTTCAGTAGTAGCTCTCTATCTGCCAGCGACCTAGCCTGCTCTATGGTTTCCTTTTTCCAAAATTGTGTTGTTGGGTCTAACATATTATTTTAGTTAAAAATTACAATCATACTATCCATTTGACCAGACTTATATTTCTCATTCTCCACTCCGTTGGCCAAAAAGTTTAGTCTCCCTCTAATAAATCTTATCTCTTTTGCATTAGGCTTTATCCAGTCGTGGAATAAGGCGGTGCTCGTGGAAACTGGCAAAAGCATAACGCAAAGCTTTCCAAGACGGCTTTCCAAGACGGCTTTCCCTACAAATGCTTCTTTAAGAGTTCTGCTATATGGTGGGTTTATGAAATTTCTTTGTCCCCACTCTACTGCTAACCCGTTAAAAGTTGCATGCAGTGGACAAGGGTCAAAATCAAAATGAAACTCTGCGTCTAATTCCTCATAAAATTTCTGTGGGGTTGCCCAATTATCGTGTTGTACAGACCTGTTTTTCATAATTCGTTAGTTATATCATCGAAAACTTTTATTGTGTGTTCTCCGATTGTTGTTTCTGCGACCAATGTCTCTCGTATCTCTGTGATAAGTGTTTGTTTTTCTTCTGCCATTTTCTCCAATATCTTTCCTGACCAATAGTCGTATATTTCGGCAGTACCCTCGTAAGGACTTGCCTCTTTACCGAGATCTATCAGTGTCTGGCTACTTTGAGCATAAGTATCTCTATCGGAATAAAAGTTTTTGAGAAGCTGGATTATTTCTTGTTTCATTTGTGGTTCTTAATTATCGTTATAATTTCGTGCCTTGTGTTTTCGCAACCATATCGTCCTTCGTAGTTGGCTAGCTTCTTAACAAGAGTATCTTTGAATACTTGTTTTGTTACCAACTCCATATTCTCTAGCGTATTCAACAAAAACACTTCTATATCGTGAATATCTTGGTGGTCGTTCGTGTAGTTAGCACGAAAGTTTTTCATTACATTTTCTTTTGCTTCTTGGATGGTCATATCTTTATTTATCAAATAATGTTTTAATGTTTTCCAATGTTTTTTCTCGGCAGGAGTTATGGTAACCAGCACATTGACTTAAACATTCATCTATTTTGCATACGCAAGTATTCTTTTCTTCTGGCACACACCCCTCAATGTCAATTTGTAGTTGCAGGAGATGAGAACGGAGGAAGTCTATCATGTCCTCTTTCCAACTCCCTAAAATTTGATAGGTGTATTTTTCCTCAAATTCTTCGAGGATTTTATCTATTTTTGATGAAGTTTTTATCATAGGGTTAATTTTAATGCTTTTTCTACTGCCTCCTTCGTATGACCAAGTAATTTAGCAGAGCTTTGTATTCCCATCGGCGGAAATTGACTTCTACCCATCTTTATTTCCTTACAATACTTAGCGATAATTTTAGGTATTTTCCTTTCATAACATCCGCCATTTGATTCAGTAAAACCCGCAATCGCCCAGAATAATAATGCACGCAATTCACTACTTGTAATGGTTATATTTTTCATATTTTTATTCTTCTTTAGCGTCTTTATAACAATCGGGACACAATACTTCTTTACTTGTTTGCGTTAGCCATTCTTCGCCTTCAAACTCTCTATTACAGCGATTGCAGAGCATTTTAGATTTCATATTTTTATTTCTATATTCAATACCGACCAGATAACATACGCCAACGAAATGTCTTTCCCGCACTTTTTGCAAACCCAGAACGCTCTCCCCTTGTGGACAGCATTTTCGTAGTCGCAGTTTTTACATTCTTTGGTCATATTTTTATTATTTCCAACAACTTCTCCATCTTACTTATAATAGCGTCTCTAACTTGATAGATAGTTCCACCCTGCCATCCTAGTTCTTTACAAAGTTCCGACAACATTTGTTCGTCATCAAGAGCGGCTTTTAATAAACCTTTGGTTTCTTTATCCCCGTTCTCTAAAGTTTTGGGGGTGCAATATCGCAACCAATGACTGATATGCCAGCCACCAGGCCTATTACAATTTTCTTTATTACATTCTGCACAAATTATTTTCATATCTTAGATAAGTTTCGTTTGTGTCGGTTCTTCGACTTTTGCTCTAAACTCTGCATACTTTCCTGATATTCTCCGCTCTATCATGCCTACTTCAGCAAGTTCACGCGCTCTACGGCCGCCAGATGTTCCTAAAAAGCCCCAGTTAGTATTCACTTTTTCGAGATCATATTCTTTGACCCAATCTTTACGGTCATCGAGCAACTTGAGGATAATATCTTTGTAAGACATATTATTCAACTTTTATTTTCCCGTCCTTTATCATTTTTTCAAATGACGCTCTCAAAGCCATATTCACATAATCAAACATAGACGTATGTGTTGTGGCGGAGACAATTTTTAACATATCCCGCAAGTCAGTATCTACTTGAATTAACGATCTTTTTGTTTTTGCCATAATCATTCAATACTCTTTTCAATCAGTTTGATAATAAGTTGATCTACTTTCCAATGAAGGGAGTCTATTTTCTCCATTAACTCAACACGAAAGTCTTGCTGACTAGCTGTTTGTTGTGGTTTATCTGCTGGTGGCGAGGTTTTTATGTCTTGAGCAGTGTCTGACACCACCTTTGAACATTTTGATATACGGTGGTTCGTATAGCTACGTCCATTTTTCTCCGAAGTTGAGGTTGCGTAGATGACTTTCAACTCATCACCAACTTGAGGCAATACTTCAAATACCCATTCCGCCGCGTCAAACACTTGCCCTTCTTCGTCAATGAGTTTGTAGAAATGCTTTGCCACTCCAGTTTTCGGATCAGTCCACGTTTGAGGAGATTCTTTAATTTCAGTTACTACAATGTTTTTAGTCATATTTTTAATTTTTTTGCATAATTTATATTATTTCATCCCTCGCTTCAAAACTATGCTTCTCAATAAGTTCTCTTTTGTTCATTTTTGTAGACAAGGGTGCTTTCTCCGCTTTGACTATTTCATCTGCAGTCGCAATCGAATCAGTTCCTCCAAAGCCAGCAAAACCTAGAGCCCGTCCTACCGCCGAAGTTTCCGCAACCTCATAAGGCGACATCTTCTCAATAGTCTTTGATGGATTAGCAGCAGAAATTCCGGTAAAGGTTTCTCCTTGCTTCATCGTAACCGTTGCTTTTACTACAACAGGATCTTGATATAAGACTTCGGTGGTAATACTTAATACATTTTTAGTATTGTGAGCCATTTGTACTCGTTCTGCTACCGTTATGTATTCGCGTCCGTGGATCATTATACTCATATTTTTATTTATTTATTTTCTAAAAAGCAAAGTCATGGCGTTCGCAAGCACTCATATCTTCGCTAATTCCTTTGAGACAACGCCAGCAGCAATTTTCATTGCAGGTGAGGCACGATGCTAAACCATTACCATCGCGTTCAATATCATGACCAATATGGTCATTCTTTTTAATTGCTTCGTTTGCTTTTACTAATGCTTCAGTTCCAGACAACATCGTGATATGTCCTAATAAGTTATTTAATTCCATAGCGTTTTTTGTTATTCTTTATAATGGAGTCGTTGCTGTGAGGGCACGGCTTCTTTCTTTTTTAATGTTTCGACTTTGTACTTACAGTATATATTGCATTTGCAATGTCGTCAAGTGCCCCCCTGTGGATAAAGTTTTTAACTAGAAATTTCCCGTAAAGCAAACAAAGGTATTAAAATAAACGGTGCGACGAATATAAAATCTACAAGTATCTGCTCGTACATTATTCCTCCGGTTTTATCTGATATGTATTCTTCCTTAATGATTTCCCACAGTGGTTTCGGCATTTTTACAAATACAATCATTTTTATGTTCCCAATTCATTTTTGCGTAATATCCTTCATGCGATGCTTTCACAAAATCAGCACGGCGAAAACCGTTTGATATTTCTTTCGGTTTTTCCACGGGCATCAATAATCCATCAACTTTAATCCCTAATCGTTGATATTCACTAACAATACTTCCCGCATCGTTCATGCTAGCAATAAGTTTACTTTTAATCGTTGGTTTATTTTCTAAAATAATAAATTCCCTCCCTTCATTTAATGCTTTTTGTACTTGTTTATATTGATCATCGTTAATTAACACTTCTTTAGTTTCAAACTCTCCTTCTCCGGTGTAGTAAATTATTTGCCAGTATTTCATATTATTTTATTATCGGACTTCCTACTGTACGACTATTGTTTTGTAATTCTTTCACTTTAATTGCAATACGATCAAAATTCTTTTTCAACTCATAAGGACTAAATGCCTTACAATTACTTGGTATGTAGGGCTCGACATTTAATTTAGGCAATAATTTGTTTACCAATAATTCATATTTTTCTAATGGTGCAAGAGCGAGCAATTCTTTTGCGGCACTTCTTTGAGATACGTTATTAAACCAACTCTTATAATTTATAGGACTTATGCCTTTGAAAAGATCAATAAATTTATTAACTTCAATATCAGCAACGCTTGGCGTTGCAAGGATGTACTCATCCTTAATTTCTTTCTTTTCTTTATTACTTTCCCCTTCTTTATTACTTATAGGTGCTGTTTTTGCACTGGGGCTATTTTGCACTGGGGCTATTTTGCACTGGGGCTCGATGCTTTTATGACCCAAAGTGCTGTTTTTGCACTGGGGCTCTTTTGAGAACTTTAAGTGATATTTTACTTTGCCAGTTGATAAGCGTTCTCGTACAAGATATCCAGCTTTTTCCAATTCTTGAAGAATTGTTTTTGTTGTCCGTAAACAATCTGTACTATCTTTTGCTATTCTTTCTGCTGAAAAATCCCAATTTTCAGGTTTACTAAAAAGATAGGCGAATAGACCTTTAGCTTTCCACGATAATTGAGGATCATTAAGCACCTCATTCGCTATCTGTGTAAACGGGACACCCTGTTTTTGTAATTTCGCCATATCAAATTGGTAATAAAAAAGCACTATCGCGTGAGTAGGTGCCTCTATCTAATAAAAGATTTCAGCACCTGCCCAACCGACAATGCTCTTGTTAGGCATTATACACGCGCGCAAGTTTAAGTGATTGCGACACTGAATTGCTAATAATTTAATTATACACTATTCGATATAACGTCTCTTGTGAATAACTTATACATCAACACATTCATCGCAATACCAGCAATACGTGGACATGAAGGTAAATTTTACAAAACCTCGGCAACACCACGCATACTGGATTTTCAAATTTTGTTGCCGGTATTGAGATGAATGCTACTTATAGTTTATAAATGTTTATAAACTTTTACAAATAGAAACGGGGGAAAACTCAATTTGCATTTTGTTATATAATTAGAGATATGGAAAAGACATGTAAAAATTGTCATCGCATATTCAAACCAAAAAATGAACGAGACGCAGAGACATACAAATGGATGATGCGAACTTATTGTTCCATAGAATGCTGCCGATCATTTCGTCGCAATGATGAAAAAGAAAATAAAAATTATCCTATATGATCACTAAACGTATTTGCCCCGTATGCAAAAAACAATTCAAAGGATCACGAATGATTTGTTATGAATGTTTGAAGAAAGAACGCAAGGAAAGACTGATCACAAATATTAAATCAATATTAGAAAACCTATATTATAAAGTTATGAATAAAGAATTACCGATGTCTGTTGAGGGCGATCCTGAATTACAAGTCATAGGAACAAAAAATAGCATGAAACGGCGTATCCATAGGTCAAGATCAAAATCTTATAAGGACTACCTCAAAGAATATAGTAAAAAACATCCTCTAAAAACTGTTGCAGGAAGCGGCAGTTATTCGGAATTTCCGAATAACTGAATTTTCACTCAATTCGCCTGTTTCTATGTTATACTATATTCGAGCGATGGTGCATATCGAATCCATGTATGTTAAAAGTTGTGCTCGTTACAACTGCCAAGAAATAAATCGTTCAAATGACCGGCAGGATAGGCTTCGGCTGAACTTCCTGCATTTTTTATAATCTACTCTTGTTCAAATCTACTCATAGTAATAAAATTGCTCTTTTGGTTTTAGGAGGAAAGAGCATGACCCCCAAATTCTATGATACTTCGGTGATGACGTACTTCTCCCAGTCTCGGATTTCACCTCCTCTGACTATTGGTGGGAGCGGGATTTTCGCAGGAACGAATACGACATCGCCCTGTATCACCCCGATACAAACTGTCAGTACAAGTTGCATTGAAATATTGAGCACTCCGAACATCTTTGCGTCATCAAGGCATATTTCATTACCCTGAACGCGGAGCAAGCAATGAAT